ACGAAAAGTCAGAAACTTGGTGGATTCCGAAGCCTATAGACGACTATTTCCGGCGGTTGAACTACAGTCTGACTCTAAAGCTGCTGGGCGGTGGAACACTAACCATGGCGGAGACTATTTTGCTATCGGTGTTGGCGGTGCAGTCACGGGTAAAGGCGCTGACATCCTCATTATCGACGATCCTCACTCAGAACAAGAAGCAACCATAGCCGAAACCAACCCAGAGGTGTACGACAAGACCTACGAATGGTATACATCCGGTCCAAGACAGCGTTTACAGCCAGGTGGTGCCATTGTGATCGTGATGACGCGGTGGTCAAAGAAGGATTTAACGGGTCAGGTGGTCAAAGCGGCGGCGCAGCGACAGGGTGAAGACTGGGAAGTGATTGATTTTCCTGCGATTTTGCCTTCTGGAGAGCCTCTATGGCCTGAGTTTTGGAAACTTGACGAGCTAACTGCGCTACGGCAGGAGTTACCCAACGCCAAATGGCAGGCGCAGTACATGCAGCAGCCCACAAGCGACGTCTCGGCGATTATTAAGCGGGAGTGGTGGCAGTGGTGGGAGGACGACAGCCCTCCGTTCTGTGACTTCCTCATCCAGTCCTGGGATACGGCGTTCCTAAAGACCGAGCGAAGCGACTACAGTGCGTGTACGACGTGGGGAGTCTTTTATGCGCCAGATACGAACGGCCGGGAGCAAGCTAACATTATTGCCCTCAATGCGTTTAAGAAAAGGATGGAGTTTCCAGAACTTAAACAACGCGCGTATGAAGAATGGAGAGAATGGGACCCAGATAGCCTGATTGTGGAAGCAAAAGCGGCGGGTTCTCCGTTAATATTTGAGTTAAGAGCGATGGGTATCCCGGTGCAGGAATATACACCATCAAAAGGCAATGATAAGATAGCGAGATTGAATGCTGTTGCAGACATTTTTGCAAGTGGTAGAGTGTGGGTACCAAGAACGCACTGGGCGGAGGAATTAGTCGAGGAAGTAGCCTCGTTCCCGTCTGGAGAGCATGACGACTTGGTGGACTCACTGACCCAGGCATTGCTACGGTTTAGAAGAGGTGGATTTATTCGGTTGGCTTCAGATGAAGAAGATGAACCAAGAGAGTTTAGACGCAAAGTTGCGTATTACTAAGGAAATATTATGGCAATAGAGAAAGCGCTATACCAACTCCCACAAGGAATCGAAGCCTTGGCGGCAGAAGAATCGGAAATTGAGATTGAGATTGAGGATCCTGAGTCGGTAAAGATTGGTGTTGATGGGTTAGAGATTGAGATTGAGCCCGCTAAAGAAACAGACGAAGATTTTGATGCCAACCTTGCAGAATACATGAGCGAGGGTGAGTTAACTAGTTTAGCTGGTGAATTGATTGGTGATTTTGATTCTGATATTGGTAGTAGAAAAGATTGGATTCAAACCTATGTTGATGGCCTAGAGTTACTCGGTCTAAAGATCGAAGAAAGAACAGAACCTTGGGAAGGTGCTTGTGGTGTGTACCATCCCATCCTTAGTGAAGCGCTAGTCAAGTTCCAATCGGAAACGATGATGTCTACATTCCCCGCAGCGGGACCCGTTAAGACACAGATTATTGGTAAAGAAACCACCGAGAAAAAAGAAGCCGCCGAGCGTGTCAAAGATGACATGAACTACCAGTTAACCGATGTGATGCAGGAGTACAGACCTGAACACGAGAGAATGTTGTGGGGCTTAGGCCTTGCAGGTAACGCGTTTAAAAAGATTTATATTGACCCGGCGCTTGATCGTCAGGTTGCCATGTTTGTTCCCGCAGAAGACATTGTGGTGCCCTATGGCGCCTCTAGTTTAGAGACTGCAGAACGTATTACTCACGTAATGCGCAAGACCGAGAACGATTTAAAACGGCTACAACATGCGGGTTTTTATCGCGATGTAAATTTAGGTGAACCCAACAACGTCCTTGATGAAGTAGAAAAAAAGATTGCAGAGAAGTTAGGTTTTAGAGCTACAACGGATGACCGCTACAAAATTCTTGAGATGCACGTTGAGTTAGACCTTACTGGTTATGAGCACAAAGATAAAGACGGAGAAGAAACTGGCATTGCCCTACCATATGTTGTAACGATTGAGAAAGGCAGCAACACAATTTTAGCAATCCGTCGTAATTGGGAGGAAGACGATGAAACGCATCAAAAGAGACAACACTTCGTCCATTACGGATACATCCCTGGTTTCGGTTTCTATTGTTTTGGTCTCATTCATCTTATTGGGGCTTTTGCTAAGTCTGGTACCTCTATGCTTCGACAGCTTGTCGATGCTGGAACCCTCTCAAACTTGCCGGGCGGCTTTAAGACCCGTGGCTTGCGAATAAAGGGTGATGATACCCCAATCGCTCCTGGAGAGTTTAGAGATGTAGACGTTCCGTCTGGAACCATGCGGGATAACATCCTACCCCTTCCATACAAAGAGCCTTCTATTGTATTGGCTCAACTGCTTGATAAGGTAATTCAAGAAGGCCGTGCGTTTGCTTCAGTAAGCGACATGAAGGTTTCTGACATGAGCGCGAATGCGCCGGTAGGCACCACATTGGCAATCTTAGAAAGAACTTTAAAGGTAATGAGTGCGGTTCAAGCACGTATCCATTACTCCATGAAGCGGGAGTTTAAGCTCCTAAAGAAAATTATTGCAGAGTACACCCCAGAAGAATACAGCTATGTACCAGTTGAAGGCTCGCCTCGCGCGAAGAGATCGGACTATGACAATGTTGAGGTTATACCGGTTTCGGACCCTAATGCAGCAACGATGGCGCAAAAAATTGTTCAGTACCAAGCGGTACTCCAGTTGGCGCAACAGGCTCCTCAACTCTACAACATGCCCCTCTTACATCGTCAGATGCTTGATGTGCTCGGAATTAAAAACGCGGCAAAGCTGGTGCCTATGGAAGACGACGAGAAGCCAACGGATCCGGTTACCGAGAATATGAATGTCTTGCGTGGCAAGCCAGTAAAAGCCTTTATGTATCAGGACCACCAGGCACATATTCAAGTGCATACTACCGCAATGCAGAACCCTAAGATCCAACAAGTTTTAGGTATGAACCCACAGATTGCCCAGGTGATGCAGGCGGCAATGACTGCCCATATTAATGAGCACGTGGGGATGGAGTACCGCAAACAGATTGAGGCAACTCTTGGCGTTAATATTCCTGTTATTGATGAAGAAGATGAAGAGCGAGTATTACCTAAGAGTGTTGAAGTTGAATTGTCTCGTCTCATGGCTCAGGCCAGCTCCAAACTGCTTGGTCAAGCCCAACAAGAAGCTCAAGCCCAAATGGCGCAGCAGCAAGCACAGGACCCACTCATCCAAATGCAAATGCAAGAGCTCCAGATTAAACAAGCAGAGCAGCAACGTAAAGTAACAAAGGATCAAGTTGACGCGATACTCAAGGCACAACAAATTGCCGTTGACCAAGAGCGTGTGGCTACACAAGCCAAAAATGACGCAGATCGAAACAAGTTTGACGCCTTAAAGACCGCAGCACAAATGCGAGATGAAAAGGAGAAGATGTTTATTAAAGAAGCTTTTGAAACACTAAGGCCTGAAAAGGAAAAGAAACCTAAGAAAGGTGACTAATGGATGCATTTGATGTTCTAGTACAAGAACTAGATAGAGAACTCGTACAAAAACGGGATTGGGTAGCAAGCGGACAAGCCAAAGACTTTGCCGACTACCAAAGGATGTGTGGTGAGATACACGGTCTGCTCATCGCGCGGCAAGAAGTATTAGACCTGAAACAAAAGATGGAGCACTCTGATGAGTAATCTAGATTTATCACAAGCAATAGATCTAACAGCAGTATTGAATAAAGAAGCAGAAGAAAAAGCAAAGCAGTTACCAAAACCACAAGGCTATAGGATTCTTTGTGCTATTCCAGAAGTGGAAAAAGAATTTGATAGCGGGCTAGCAAAAGCGGACGAAACCCTTCGTTATGATGAGTTATTGACCACTGTATTGTTTGTCGTGGATTTAGGTCCTGATTGCTACAAAGATCCGGCCCGTTTCCCCAATGGTGCTTGGTGTAAAAAAGGCGATTTTGTCTTAGTACGACCAAACGCAGGTACACGTCTTGTTATTCATGGTCGTGAATTTCGTATTATTAATGATGATTCTGTTGAGGCGGTTGTTGACGACCCTCGCGGAATTA